GGAAGAATTGACCAAGAGCGTGAGATTATTGATATTGCCATTGAGATGGATATCATTCAGCGCAAGGGTGCCTGGTATAACTACGAGGAAAGTAAATGGAATGGCATGGGCTCAATTGAATTGACTGCCAAACAGTCAAAGGATATCCTCAAGCGCATTAATGCATGATATTTTCAATCCATACTGATCAGCATATTAAAGATGCAAAAGGTATATTCGGCTATGCTTATGGATATAACAACATTGTAAAGCACTTTAATCAGTTTACTTACTATGGTAAGCAAATGCAGGTCGTTGATAACGATCCGTCTGCACAAATTCAGATGTTTTATATGGAACCAGAATGGCATCATCATATAACTGGTCATGATTTTAGGCAGCCAGGATTCAAGAAACACCATGATCACCAATATAAGATTAATGGCACATACTTAGAAGCTACGAAAGCTTGGGATTGGTGGATTCCCACCATGAAAACATTTGATGAAATCTGGGTAGGTAATCAGTTCTCCGCAGATGCAGTTGCAAATTCTGGGGTGAATGTTCCTACATATGTATTTGAACTTGGCATTGACGATATGTGGAAGCCATTCAAACGAGGCAATCGGGAAAAGATAAGATTTTTGCATGTTGATTCAGGCAGCCCACGCAAGAGGGCTGATCTTGTTGAAGAGGCTTTCCTTAAGTTGTTTAAAAACAATAAGGATGTAGAATTAACTCTTAAATACCATAGTAATGATGGCTATAGTGTTATGGATTTATTTAACATTAAAGAATCAGAGCCAAACATAAGAAAGATATTTAAAACACTGACTCAAGAGGAGATGGTTGATTTGTACCATCAGCACGATATCCTAGTCTACCCTACAGAGGGTGAGGGGTTTGGGTTGATACCTCTTCAAGCGTTGGCTACAGGTATGCCTACAATCTCAACAAGTAGGTGGTGCACCTACGAAAAATATCTAGGTAGTAATATTATTGAATCAACACTGGGTAAAACACAGCATTCTGGTTATCACACTGGAGATGTAATCATCCCAAGCTTAGAGTCAACTGTTGAGTTAATGAGGAGAGCGGTTGATGATTTTGATTCCCAGTGTGATTATTATTATAAGCAAGCCCCGAAGGTTATTAAGGAATACAGCTGGCAATCTCAGTGCGATAAGATGCTTAAATCTTTGATCAAGCGTGTTGGGGTCGGAATGTTTGAACCCGTAGGCAAAGTGTCTAGAAGAAAATATATATATTTTCAAAATGGCTCTGGGTACAGCACGATTTCTGGTGTAAAATTTTCAAAAGAAAATCCAGTTCAGAAAGTATCTGATGAGGAATATGATTATTTAATTATGAATTCTAATTTCAGACAACCAACAGACCAGGAGATTGCAAAACACTTAGGAGAATGATTGCATGATTATTACAGGTGTGAGATCCTATAAATACTTATGTTTAAATCAAGAAAAAAACTAATCAAAGATATTCAAGAATTAGAAAAAAAGCTTAGGGAATCTGAAAGCAAAACATTTGCTATTCGTGTACAATACATCTTGATGAGAGCAGAGCGCAATCGTCTGAAAGAAGAAATCGGTGAAGAGAACAGAAAAAGAAGAGATCAAGCGTGACAAAGCTAAGGCTGTCAAAAATTCAGGTCGTGGACTTAAGAAGGGAGATGCTTCTCTTCACAAGTTTTTGGTTGATTATAAACATAATGAAAAGACTTTCACATTAACCCTAAAAGCTTGGGAGAAGATGAGGAAAGACGCTTTCAATGCCAATTATAAATACCCCTGCATTTCTGTTGTGTTTGGTGAGAATTCTCAAACAAAAGTCGCTATAATTGACTGGGATGTACTCCAGGATTTAATTAAAGGAAGCGAATATGAAGTTTAAATTCTTTTGTCAGAAGCTATGGGGTCATAAAGCAATCGGCTTGACTCTTGATCATGATGAGTTCGCCATCGGAGTTAACCTTGTGTTTTGGATGGTCGGGATTGCTAAGATCTATCCGTATCAAGCTTTAGTTAAAACAGAAGACCTAAGAAAGGACATGTAGTGCCAGATATTATAATTAATAAAGAAGTTCTTGCTGAACAAATGGGCGATAAATCTGAGGAATTCATTGAGTGTATAAGGATAGTAGAAGACATTATCCAAAACCCAGATCACTATTTAGGCGGACAGGCTATCAAGTATGCTAATATATTAGCGGCGTACAGAACATTGATGATTATTAAATCACAAGCTTTTAAAAGAAAGTCTGCGGTTATGAATGATCAAGATAAGTTTGTTAATGATATATGGAAAACCATGTATGAAGCATTAGGTGAAAACATAAATGCACTTAAACTCGCTGCGAAAGGCGGAATGTAATGAAATCACTAAAAGTATTGAGGAACCCAAAGCCAGTTGAAACTGTAGCGGAAGTGCCAGAAGAGAACTTTACTACCGCTCAGTTGGTAGATAGTTTAAATAAAGCTATTGACGATAATTTGACGGAAAGAAACAAGCCAGAATTTAAGAAAGTCAAGGGGTTTCACCCAAGCTATACCAATCAGTGTTCACGCTATTGGTACTATATGTTTGATGGGGTTAGCGTAACTCCAGATTTCAGAGCACAGACGCTTAGAATTTTTGATAACGGTCATGCTGTTCATGACAGGCTATATGGTTACTTTAGAGATATGGGCATCCTGGTCGCTGAGGAAATCCCAGTGACCTATTCATCACCCCCAATTGAGGGGACTGCAGATGGAATCATCAACTGGCATGGAGAGAAATTGATTGAACTAAAATCAATTAGCTCAGAGGGCTTTCATTACAGAAAGCTATACAACAAGCCAAAAGATGAGCACTACAGGCAAGCGCAAATTTATATGGAGTGCTTGAATTTAGATGGCGGTTTTGTTATTTATGAATGTAAGAATAATCAAGAAATTCTTCCTATTTATATTGAAAAAGACCAAGCCTTCATAGACAAGCTCTTTAAGAAATACAGAGATATTTATGGGAATTACACTAGCGGTAATATCCCTGTGAGACCTTATAAGAGAACATCCAAGCATTGTTCAGACTGTAATGTGTCTACTTTATGCTGGGGAGATAGTGATTAATGAAGAAGAAAGGACATGCAAGAATTTAGACTGTAGTAAACCTTTTAAAGCAAAATCTTATAATAGTATTTATTGTTCAGCAGAATGCAGAAGAGTTGTTACGAACGCAAAATTATTAAGTAATTACTATGAAAAAAAAGCTAATATAAATAAGAAAAGAATTTGTAAAACAAAAAGTTGCGAAACTGTATTATCAAGGTATAATAAAGAAAATATCTGTGAAAAATGCAAAAGAGAAAGATATGTACAAAGGTTAGTTGGGTGGGGCTGGGAAGAAGGCTCTGTCAGGGATAGCCTCTAATGAATCTTAAGAATATAGTTAATTCCCATGATAAAAGAATTTTATCAATAGATCCATCATCTCATTCTTTAGGCTGGGCTGTTATTGATTTCAATAATGGTCTTAAACTTGTTGACTGCGGTAAAATAAAATTTACAAAAACAAATGATATTTCTATAAAATTTAACGAAATCAATGCTGGGCTTAAAGAGATTTGTAAGAGTTATAACCCTAGTATAACTATTATTGAACAATCAGTTTATATCCAAAATTTTCAAACAAGCAGGGTTATATCTTATATAATTGGCTACACCTGGGGGATTGTCCAGGGCTATTGTTTTAAAGTTATGGATATAAATCCCATACTTTGGAAGCGAGGGATTGGGTATAAGAATATATCAAAAACAGATAAAATAGTTTTTGACACAGAAGCTAAGAAAAAGAAGGAAAGAAAAGATCGGGTCAGAGATATTATTACTGATTATTTTCAAATGGAAGAAGAAAATTTGAAAGATGATGATATTGTTGACGCAATTGGTATTGGACTTTGGTATTATTTAATGGTGGTATCTAATGGCTCTTGAACCTTATAAAGATAAAAGCTGGCTTTATGAACATTATGTAAAAAAGCGAATGAATCTAACTGACATTGTAAAAGTTTTGAAACAAACTTACAATGTTGAAATCACTCCGCAAGGTCTTTATAACTGGTGTAGTAAGTACGATCTTTTAAAATTTAGAGGTAAGGGAAGAAACTTATCCGCTACTTCTAAGAAACCAAAGTCACCAATGCAAAGGAAAGCTGAACAAATGAAGCGTGATAGGAGAAAAGCAATGCAACAAAGAAAGAAAGGTATGGGTAGATAATGCAAAGAAAAGTAGCGGCAGGAGATCTGGGGATTTTTGCAGAGCTTGACATGGTTTACAACCAGGCAAGAATGATTGAGGCAAGTCAGAATAAGACAAAATACAAATGTCTTGGCTCTGGTAATTGCTGCTCAATTGGTTTAACAATTCACATGACGGAGTGTGCTAACATCGCATTCAATCTCACCCAGCAATTTTATTTGCATTTGGAAAACAAAGGTAAGGATTTTGCGGATGAATGGTTTAATTCAGTAGTTAATTCTTTAAAGGAGGCGATGTATGATGAGACATGGCAGTTCGGTGGTGAAACTAAAAGGAAATGCGCTTTCTACAAAGACGGTTGTACTATCTATGGGTTTAGACCTTTGGTGTGCAGAAGCTATGGGGCTTTTGTCGGTGTTGACGATGTTTGTCCTAGAGAAAGAAATGTTTATGGCATTGTAGAACATTTCTCTGGGACACCAGTTGAGAGTATGGTTCAGCAATTCCAGAATTTACTAAGTAGATATTCAAAAGACAAAGACTCAAATTATGATGTTGTTGTCTATATGCCGCTAGGTGTGCTGAGCTTCCTGCTCACGCCAGAAGAATTAGAAGATCTGGCGGATAAAACAGATGACCGAATGTGGAGAGCTGTTGAGGGTTGGTTCAATTACCGAGTTGAGTATACGAAAGTTCACGGCTTGCCCTTGCCTAAACTAAGAGAGGCTGCAGGTGCTGCTGGGAAAAAGATTGCGTTTCAAGTAGAAGAATGATTACTTGGACAGATAATGGTTCGTCAAGAATTGGCGAAGGTTATGGCGATGCTTCATATCATCTAACAAAGCATATTGGTAACAGCGGGTTGGATTTTCGTAAGATTGAAAATGAAAGCCCGCAAGAAATTAGCGGGTTCCAGATTGGGTACGCAAAAAGAAATGATGTCCATGAAGGTGTGGTAATTAATCACTGCCTACCAGAATCTTATGGCAAGTATGGTGATTATAAGATTGGATTTTCGTACTGGGAGACCAACCAGCTTCCAGGTGGGTGGATAGATGATTTAAACAGGATGGATGAAATCTGGACTACATCTGATTTCATGCGGTCTGTTTTTATAAACAGTGGAGTTACAAAACCAGTTTATAATTTTCAATTAGGCGTTGACCCTGAGATATATTTCCCTCGTAAGAGAGTCAGAAAGGGTCCATTTACTTTCTTAAGTATCGGCTCCCCATCTACTAGGAAAAACTCTCAAGTGGCTGTTGATGCATTTATTAAGTTGTTTAGCGGGAATGATCAGTATCGGATGATTTATAAATCAAAAGGTCCAGCTGATGCGAGATCAATTGTCAACGGGATGAAGGACAAACTTGATCATCCGCAGATTGACATAATTGATTGGGAAGTTAGTGCAGAAGAACTTGGTTGTATTTACGATAAAGTAGATTGCGTACTATACCCTACAAGCGGAGAAGGATGGGGGTTGCTTCCGTTCCAGGGGATAGCGAAGGGCATACCAACGATATGCACAAACTTTTCTGCTTGTTCTGAGTTTGCCCATCTTTCTATTCCGCTTGATTACTCAATGTCGGATTATAAAATGTCTGGCATATATCAAGACACAGGGTACTGGGCAAAGCCAGATTTTGACGATTTATGTGATAAAATGTTGTATACAGTAAACAATTACGAAGAAATTTCCAACCGCACATATATGTCGGCATTGTATATAAATGAAAACATGACATGGGAAAAAGTGTCGGAGAGGTATATAGATAGATTATGTCAGATATTGAAGTAGTTAAAACAAAAAGCTTGATTGATAAAATTAAAGATGTTGAACAAGTTGGACTTTTGCATGTAAAGGGTTATTCAATGAGAGAGATATCAACTCTTATGTCAATCCCTGTAAATGAGATTAAAATCTATATTGAAGAATATAAGTTGATTTTAAATCAAACAATTGATGAAGACCCATTTTTTCTTGAAAAAGTCCAGTTTAATACGATTAAAGCTCTTACTGAGTTTGATGAATTAAGCAAAGAGGCTTGGGAAACTATCACCATTGCAACGGATAATGGGATGGTCGCAGCAAGAATCCAGGCTATCAAGTTAGCTGGGGACTTGGCTACAAAGAAAGCCCAGTTGCACAAATTAATGGGTGGAAACCAGACTGACGGTGAGTACATCGCCAGAATGCAGAAAGCAGAGAATGTTAATCAAATCCTATCAAAGATTTTGCGGGATGTTATTTCCAAGTACCCAGATATTGCCAACGAAGTTCGCAAGGAGCTTGAGATGGCATTTGAAATTATGAGTGGTAAAGTAACAAAAATTACTGAGGATGTAATTGAACATGACGATGAAAATTAATCATAATTTGAGATCTTTTCAAAATCGCATATGGGAAAAAGCTCATATTTTGAGATCTTTTCAATTTCCCCTATGGGAAAAAGTTCA